AGCTGCTCGGCCTGGGCGGTGAACTTCTCGAATTCCTCCGTGGTCAGTCCCGCGCCGCCGTTGAGCGTAATTAGCTTCCCGGTCGCATCGCCGGTCACGCCGGCAAAGTCGAACAGCTGCTGCGTGCTCGCCGCAACGCGCGTTCCCCAGTCGTTCGTGATTTGCCGGGATAGCGCAATCACGTCATTCAGGTTGGTGAAATTGGTTTTGCTCAGATCGATGTTGCCGCCGAGCTTTTTGTGCTCTTCCGCGGCCCGGGCTGTCTCGTCGGCAAAATCGGCGAGTTTTTGGTAATAGTTGTCCACGCTGATCGAGGCGTCGCCGGTGGCGTTGCGCAAGCGCTGGATGCTGACTTCGAGTTCGAGCGACTTGTTTGCCGATTCCCGGCTCTGCTCGCCCATCAAATTAAGATCGTAGATGAAGTCAGCCAGGTCGTCGCTGCCGGTAAACTTGTTTACTAGCCAGTCGACGGCGCCTGCAAGGCTGGACTTCTCGCCGCTGGCCAGCGCGGCGGCGGCGTCTGTAGCCGCAAACGCCAGGCCGAGCAATGGCAGTGCCTTCATGGCGGTGGACAATACACCCATGGCGGTCGCGGCAGCCGTCGATGCCGATCCTGTCGCGCTGAGGCCGGACGCGAAAGTGGTCAGCGTGCTAACCGCCTGGAGTCCTACGATGTACTGCATGGCACCGCCGATTTCTTCGAGCGCAGCGGCACCCCCGGTAACTGCTCCTGCCAAGTCGCGCACGATCTGGCTTATCCCCAGCAGCGTGCCGGTGGCTTTTTGCGAGCCTGCATCCAGCCCATTGAACGCATCGATGCCGGCGACGAAGGCCTGAACAGCTGGCCCCCAGGCATCGACGATGCCGGCGACCACATGTGTGAGCGATGCGAAAGAGTCGACGACGAATTGAATCGCCTCAGCCAGGCCCTCCGCCGTATTCAAATCAGCACCGTCAAAAACCTGGCCGATCTCGAAGCCTAAATCTTTAAATGAAAAGATCAATCCGGAGAAATCGACCTGTTCGAACGCAGCGGGCAAATTAGCGGCAATATTCTGCAGTGTCTCCGCGAAATCCGCGACAACCGGGCGTAGGGCAGTTAAAAGCGGCTCCAGGCCTCCCTGGTCGACAATCTGCCGCAGCGCCTGTACGACATCGCTCGCGCCATCGGCAATGCCGCCGAACTGCCCGTTGAGCTGCTGGCCGATGGAGATGGATAGGTTTTCGAATGAGGCCTTGAAAATATCGGCCTGCTTCGCGGTCGACGCCAGTCTCAATTCGACTTCTTTCGCCGCCGATCCGGTCTCTTGCATCGCCGTCGCGGTGATCGCGTTGACCTTGCCGAGATTATCGAAAACCGACACCAGCTTCGGCGCCTGCTCGATGCCGAACAGCTGGCTGGCAAAGACCAGTTTCTGATTCTCGTCCAGCGTCTCGAACGCTTTGGCGACATCGTAGAATATCTCGCGGCCGGAACGCATGTGGCCGTTCAGATCGGTCTGCGATACGCCGAGCGATTGCAGCGCGGAGGTGACAGGCTTAGAGTCGTCGAGCAGGCGCAACAGGCCGGTCTTGAGCGCGACGGCCGCCTCGCCGCCGGAGCGGAAGACTTCGATGATCGGCGTGACCAAGCCGGTGCTTTCTTCGAACGAGAACCCCATCGTCTTCATGATGGGTGATACCTGGCTGACGCCTTCGGCAAGCTGCGCGACGTCGGTCGCATATTCATTTGATACGTTGTTTAACGCCTCGATGTACCGCCCGGCTGACGACGCCTCGACGCCGTAGCCTTTCAGCGAGGCGACCAGGAGCTCGGATGCCTGCGACGCCTCAATATCCCCAGCGATGACCAGATCCAGCGCATTCTTTTGCAGCTTCGCCGCTTCTTCGGCGGTAAAGCCGGCCTGCTTGAAGTTGGCGATACCCTGGAGCACGTCAGTAGCGGCGACGCCGTAGGTTTCCGATAGGCGCTTGACTTCGTCGGTAAACTCCTCGATCTGCGGATCGGTGGCAGATAGCACCTTCGCCAAATCAATCTGCGCGGACTGGAACTCCGCTGCTTTGACTAGCGCATAACCACCGAAGACTCCGGCCAAAGACACTATCGCGGCCTCGGTTTCTGCCGCGTAATCGGCGATATTGGCCAAAGGTTCGGCGATCGTCTGCGCGGAGGAGGCAAACGAGTTCAAGCCTTCGGCCGCCGACTGGATGCCGGCGCCGGTATGATCGACGGCGCCGAAGATGATTTCGATGGTGCGGGTAACGTCAGCCATTATTTATGCCGTTTTGATTTCTCGCCATAATACATTTCCCATAACGCCAGCTCGACTTGCGTAATCTCACCAGACGGGAACAGGCTCGGCTTGTGCTGGTACAGGTAGCCGCCGCGCAAATCGAGCAACGCCATCAGACCTCTGACTTCGTCGTTGCGCCAGAGGCCAGCGACTTTTTTACATCCATGCCCTCGCCGGTCAACTTCATTATCGTATTGGTCAGCGAGTAAAACTCGATCGGGCGTACTTCGGCCAGCCTGACCGCCACATCGAGCGAAATGGTCGGTTCGATGCTGCACTGCGTCAGCATTTCCATGCGCTTGACGATGTCCGCATGCGTGTCCTTGCTGACTCCGATGGCCCGGCGCAACTCTTCGACCTGGTCGCCATTGGCCGCAATGGCCTTGATGACGGCGTCGATGTTGCGATGCTTGTTGCCGGCGTCGATGCTGTTGGCGACCTCGTTGGCGGTCTGTCCGCGCACCGTCCACACCGCGGGCGTGGAGTCGCCGAACCAGTCGGCGAGCGACGGCACGGCCACTTCGGCCGTGCGCGGAACAAACGCCGCCGCCATAAAGCGTTGGCTATCGAATCCCATTATGCGTTGACCTCGACAGATTCGGATTCAGCCGAAATGGTGCAGGCGGCCTGCACGTTATCGCCGGACGGAAAGGTGCGGGCGATGCCGAGCTTGCCTTGCGTCAGGATGTAAGGCGTTTTATAGCGGTCCGGGAAGAACTTGAACCACAGCGTTTCGTTCTTGAGGCCAACCAGGGCATCGCCGACGCCGTCGTTGAGGTAGGCGGTAAACGACGACTGGCCGAGCGAGCTGGACGATGAGCCGATTGTCGAGCCGTAAACCTGAGTCGATGAGACCGAGTGCGAGGTTTCCGCCGGCACGAAGTCAGACGCCAGGGAGATGTCGGAAAAGATAGGCGCCGCATAGGATGCATAAACCTTTTTCGGCACGCTGCCGGTATGGATCAACGGCAGCGCCGATGCGAACTCGATTTTTCCGGTGCTGTAGTCGATGCTGTGAATAGGGTAATCGTAGCGCTCTTGATGCACGCCGACAACCGAAAAAATCTCATCGGCGGTGACCAGGCCTGCCGTATTGCTGGTCGTGCGCACCTGGGCGATCTCGATGCTGCCGACCGGAATGAACGGAGGGCCGCCGGCCGCACCGCGGGTCTCGACGAATGCCGTGCCATCGGTGCCGGCAACGGCCGCAATCGCACCGGTGCTGTCGACAGTGATCGATGTGATGCTGTGCGTGTCGGTGGTGACTGCGCGCGTGATCGATACGTCGGTATCGGCGGCGACGGTCGTTTTGATGCCGGCCAGGTAGCAGGTCAGGGCGGCAACATCGACCTTGTCGTTTGTCGCGGACACGGCCGGGGTCACAGCGCCGCCGGTGATCAAGCCATTCGGCCGCACATCGGGCGCATAACCCGATTTTTTGCTGAACAGCGAGGCGGTCGATGTGAATACGGTCGCGTCGCCGCTGTCGGTTAATGCCGACATCGCTTGCGATGTTTGCCCGGCTTCGTATTGTAGTTTCGCGTTTTCGGCATTTGCCATGATATTGACCTCTATGATTTGGCGTACGGATTGCCGGCCGCCGTGGTGTAGTTGACTAAAAAAATGACCGTCAGCGTCGTATAGTCGCTGCCGTCGACCGGGTATTGCGGTGATTTTGTCGATGCAGCGATCTGATCGACGAAGCCGCCGAACGTCCGGTCCGTGCCGACGCCTATTAGGGTATCGACGACATCGCCCATTAGCGCATTGGCCGCCACGCTGGCATTGGTGTCGCCGGCCTTCCAGATGCATTCGACGGCCAGCGGGAACTGCAATTTCTCGACACCGTATTTCGCCTCGATCAACTGGTCGTCGCCGTCCCAGATCGAAACAAAAATATTATTGCTCTCGTCGACTGTGCGCCGGGCGCGTTCGACGGCGATGCTTGACAGGCTGGCCGCGCGCGTGGCGAATGCTGTGATGATCTTCTCGCGGATCGTGTCAGCCATTGTTTATCCCGAGCAAATAGTCGACCTCGTGTTGCAGTTCGCGCAGTAGGCGTTCGGCCGATGTGGTCTCGACTTCGTGCGCGAGGCCTGGAGTTTGCGTGTAAATCGAACTCAGGTAAGGCCCTTTCAGCTCGTCGATCGGCAACCTGTACTTCCTTGGCCTATCTTTTGAATCAAGGCCAGTGGCAACTCTTGACTTCGACAAATTGCGTTCGAACAGCCCTATATACCCGTTCGGCATGATCGCAAAGAACGCATGCTTGAAACGCACTGGCGGCTTATCCTTCCAGACCTTGACGGAGACGCCGTTGCCGCGATCGCGCGCCTGAAAATTCGCGGGCGCGGGATTGGTGCTGAAAGCGGCCAGCGGCACTTTGCCGCTTTGCATGCGCATCGCTGCGCCCAGTTGGTAGTTTCTGGCCTTGGTCTTTTTGATGTGGTCTTTCACATATCCGGATTTGAGCGTCACCTTGCCGGAAATGCGCTGCGCCGTGAGCGTTACCGCGCCGTCGAGCGTGCGGTTCAGCGACTTTGAGATGGCGCGCTCGGCGCCATTCCTGATGTCGCCGAGCAGCGCATGCACGGCATCGATCTGGGCTCTGTCGAATTGCAGGTTAATGGTCGTCATTTTTTGCGTACCACGCAGCCGATGAATTGGCCGTCATTTGAAATGATGTCCTCGACGATGTAGCGGGTGCCGCTATGTGTCAGCTCCGATTTTAGTTTTATCCCTGGCGCATCGTCCGCGGCCACCTCGATTTTCTTGCGCCGGGCGCTGATATGCGCATCGCCTGAAAGCACCGGATCAATGTAATCATCGACGAATCCTTTGATCTCGACATCGCCGGTGACAGCGTGGTATACCATGCCGTCGCCTAGCAGGGTGGTGAATGTTGATGTCGGCAGTAGTGCGGAGAAATCCGTCATGCCGAAACCCTCCGCTTCGCGACTGAATTTATCGCTCTCACGATGGCCAGGCTATTGCAGTGCTTCAAATACCCCATAAAGCTCGACATGCGCTGACGCAACTGGCAAATAGCTATCTCTCCGCGCTCAAATCTGCGCCGCAAGCCGCGCAGCGATTTTCTTGCGCGCTTGACATTACGCTTTCTAGGCAAAATATGTGTTGACCAGGTGCGATAACCGCAAAAATCGACGCCGGCTTTTGCCGGGTAAACATCGCTCTTGGGATTAACGCGCAATCCAAGCTCTTCATCAAGCCAGCGCTCGATGCGAAGACGCAGGGCGCGCATCGATTTGCTGTCTGGGCCCAGCACTACAAAATCATCCATATAGCGCAGGTAATAACGCTCTCCCAGGTCATCTTTCACGAAATGGTCAAGCCGATCGAGATATGCGTTGGCGAACAGCTGACTGGTCAGCGCGCCTACCGGAATTCCAATGCCATTATTGCCGCCGGCGCGAATAATGGCCTCGCACAACCACAGCACATCGGCATCCGGAATCGAGCGGCGCAAAACAGACATCAGTCTATCGTGCGAAATGCTGGCGAAATACTTTGAGATGTCCATTTGCAGCACGCAAACAGAGCCCCATCGCCGTTGTGCTACGCGCAAAAAATATTGCAGGCGCTGAATGGCGGCGTGCACGCCTTTGCCGCGGCGGCACGCATACGAGTCGTAGATAAATCGGCGTTCGAACAGCGGCTCGATAGCATTAACCAGAGCATGATGCACAACTCTGTCGGCATATGGCGGCGCTTGAATTAGCCTTGGCTTCGGATCTACGACGCGGAATTCTCTAGGCTCTCCAGGCTGCCAGCTATACCAAATCAGGTGGTTTTGGATATTGATCAGATTTTCTTCCAGCTGCGCTGAAAATCTCAGTGCGGCGGGCCTGTAGCGCTTGCCCTTGCTTGCGGCTCGATGTGCTGAAAACAGGTTTTCCCAAGAAATTAACCGCGTCCATAATTCGCCATGTACAGGCATGGAAACCCTACGAATAGGCGATGCCGGCCACCGCTGTGGCCGCCGGCATCTGTTGATATTTTCCCGTCCGTAAGACGGAACAGGGCCCCGATTCCTAAGGGAATCACATGCAAGACTGGCCGTAACCAGTGCCTGTCTGAAAAGCTGGGATCGCTGACGCAGCGCATACCCACGTTCGTGTTCACGTTCCACGGCGCGTTGTTCACGTTCGCGCACCGAGCGCCGGCATTCGTCCCGTTGTTCCAGTTGCCGCCGGCGATGAGCTGCTGTCATGGCCTTGCCCCTTTGCCGGAGAACGCCTTGAGGAGTCCGCCGACAATCTTCCCGATTTCCATCAGTTTGCGCGCCGCCAATTCATGGCGGCGGGTGTCGAGATATTGCAGTCTATGCGCATGTCGCAGTAAGAACTTTAGCATTTGCAATTCGACGTCTAAATCATGCAAATACCTGTGCTTTTCGCGCGCACTCTTTTGTGCGCGAATCGACAGCCTAATGAGTGCGTACGCGCTGTTCTTGATTTGCGTGCAGAGCGCGAATTTTTCCCGCCTAGGGAATCTATCGATGACTGGAAATAGCCATTCAGAAAAATCCGTCAGTCGCTGATACAGCACCATGCTTTCCATAATACAGAGACCCAGAAATCAGATTACAGAGAATCGCTGACGCAGCGCATACCCACGCTCGTGTCCACGCTCCACGGCGCGATGTCCACGTTCGCGCACCGAGCGCCGGCAGTCGCCCCGTTGTTCCAGTAGCCGCCGGCGATGAGCTGCTTGAATGCCTGCTGATATACGCCGCCTTGCGCTTGCGATGATTTGCCTTGATCAACAGAGACAAAGGAATACGCGCCATTGGCGACCGTAGTACCGTTGTACATGTCCATGAAATCCGAGCACACCTGATATACGTTTCCGGCCGGCTGATCAATGCCTAAGCAACTGACGAAATAATACTGACCGCTCGACGGATTTCCGCCCGGTAAGGCGAAACCGACGCCGCCAGTCGCAATACGCACTCCGGCGTTCGAGGCGCCTTCCGGCGCTCCCCATGTAGCCTGCAGCCATTCACTGTACGACGGCAGTCGCTTGCCGGCATTTCTGGCTAGGCGCTGATAATCGTAATGGCTGTACAGTTCCGTGCCT